GTATCGTGCTGACTGACGGGTACGTCTGGGGATCATGGGGTCAATGGGACTGTCCTGTGCTATGGTGCATACTTGACAACAAAACTGCAAAGCCTGACACGGGTAAGCAAGTTCACATAAAATCAGGAGACATGTGATATGGACTACGCGTTCGCTATAGCGATCATGGATAAAGTTGTTAAGGACTACTGCAATCAAATGCTTGTGAAGGGTCAAAACAAATACGACTCAACGACTCCAGCTAGTGCGGCTAGAGAAGTTGAGACTGTCAAAAAAGCGTACGACAAAGTACGCAACGGTTAATAAGTTAGTGTGACACTAACAAAACAAGGAGAACAGATATGAGCTTTAAATGGGTATCAGCACAACAGTGCAGAGAAATGGCAGAGCAGTCGGGACAATTCAACGGTGGAGGTGATGAGGGCGACCGTGACAAGTTCCGAGAGTTCAAGGAAGATGTGGGTTTCGAGTTATCTTCACGCGGTTCAGGTGTGACGCTTGTGCAACGCACCAGAACATCTTCATGGGTGTTGCGTGATGATTGTCCGTGGGCCATCGGGTGGATCGGCTACAGCGATCTCCGTGAAGTCGTGGGTACTTGGAAGCCAACATATAACGTGCATTCGTGGGCCATTACTAATGATAAGTATGGTTCGGGTAACGAGAGTCGTAATACTAAAACATCAAGTAACATCGACACTGCGGTTAAGAACGCTAAGACGTACTTGCGACGACCTTCACCGATTATTCTGGCTGGCATCAAACACAGAACATTGCAAGATTGCATGCGTAAAGAGTATGAGAAGTTTCGAAGTAAAGTAAATTCAACCGCAGATAAGGTGGTGGACATTGTGACTAATAATTACGGTAATCAGACTAACCACAACAAGCGACTGTATAGAGAGTTGAAATACTTGTTAGACATCAAGCATCACTTTCTCGATCCAGAGTTCAAAGCCGATGTCGAGGCCATGGTGCTGGCAGAGGATGCGGTGCAAGGGGTTAGGGTAGACGACATTCCTTTCTACTCTGTGCTGGTGTATGAGTCACGTGGACATACGTTATTCGATGTGGTCAAGGGCGTACAAAACAATCCTTACCACCACACGATGGACCAAGCGTACATACGTTATACCGAGGACATGCTACCCGAGGACATCACACGTAAACTTGCTGTACTGCAAATGCTTGACAGCGATGATTATGTAGATGGCGTGGGTGTGCATGTCGGTAATGGTATGTACTATGTCGTCGCAGAATGACACGTTACCACATGATGACAACATCTACCGCGTTGTGATATACCCTAATACGAAAAGTGTCCTAGTCACATGTTTTGGTATGGAAGGTGTTGACGTGGCAGTTGAGGGGACTTACGATTCGGTGGATGAGTTACCCGAGTGGATACAGCATAAGCTGGCAGTTCTAAATATGATCAAGGTAAAACCAGTCAGTGGGATGCAAGTCGATGGTATAGGTAGACGTATCGACCGAAATACCTTCTGGGTATACCGATCTTAATAGTATGTAACGTACAGGGAGCTTAGGCTCCCTTTTTTTGTGCCTGTAAAAAGTTAGTGTGACACTAACAAAAAGGAGAACACCATGGCAATGACACCCGAGGCGAAGGTAAAGAAAAAAGTAGGCGCACATCTTAAGACGTTAGGCGCGTACTACTTTTATCCAGTGACCGGGGGATACGGCAAGAGCGGTGTCCCTGACATCATAGGATGTTACAAGGGGTTGTTCTTTGGTATCGAATGTAAAGCGGGAAAAAATAAACTTACCCTATTGCAAGAAAAGAATCTGAATGATATAAAACTGAACCACGGCATAGCGTTGGTCATAAATGAAACCAACATCGACGACGTGCTGAGTGTCTTAAAGGAGAGGACAAATGGAAATTGAAGAAGGCGTCCCAATACCTCCTATTAAAGAGAGAGATTGGGAGCTGGTCGAGGTAGCGGAAAAAATGAAGGTAGGAGATCGCGTAGTTTTTAGAACAGACGAGGTACAAAGAGTTGAAAGACTGCGACAGATAATGGTCGATTTAGGTTTTAAAGTCACACGTAGAAAGATCCGAAGAGGCTACGGGCTTTGGAGAATCGAGTGATACCAGTTATCAGAATCGCGCCGAGCCTTGCCGGTCGCGTATAGCTTTTTTACTTAGAAGGAGAACATTATGAATAAAGCCCAGCGTATAGCCGCGTTTGTAAACGAAAAGCCAGAAGTGATGCCGAAGATAATGAAGACGGCTGTCGGTACTTCTATATGGCGGTCAGAGAAAGATTACTTGGTGATGGATGTGTCAGTGTCGTATGCGTACACAGTGTCGAAGACAGAGCATAGAAAGTTTCTACGTGCCAAACATATATCTGATGGCATCGAAAGCATAACCACGGGTACGCCAACGCTGTTTACACACAACTCTGGTTTAACAAACCTAACAGTTAACAGCGCTGTTACTCCCACCGAGTCTAAACAAACACCAACCAAAAAACTCCCACCTCGTTTAGTGACATGGCGAATTAAGATGCGAAGGCTGATAAAGAAGCTACGAGGTTGGTTAAGAATATCTGGAGGAGAGTGAGATGAGTTTAACCAAAAAAACCTTACAAATTGATAAAAACGTGCCCTTGCCAAAAGCAAAAAGCGGTGGCCGTATAAACACACAACATCTTTACGATGCTTTAGACATCATGGAGATTGGAGATAGTGTTGTGTTTGCTGTAGATGGAATGAGGCGTGGAAAAGAACCAACCTCTAAAGAAGGCAACACGTTCCATACAATAGCTAGAAGGACTTATAAATTTAAAATAAGTCAAAGGTTGAGCGAAGACAGGCAAACCTTTCGTTATTGGCGAATTGGGTAAAAATAATGGACCTGATAACGCTGGACTTTGAGACTTATTACGACAGAGACTTCTCATTGTCTAAGATGACAACAGAAGAATACATCCGTGACCCACGGTTTGAGGTCATTGGTGTAGGGGTCAAGGTAAATAATGAAGGCACTGAATGGGCAAGCGGTACACATGCTGAGATCAAGGGATACCTACAGACGTTCAACTGGTCGGATTCTATGGTACTTGCTCACAATACTATGTTTGACGGTGCTATTTTGTCTTGGCTCTTTGATGTTCATCCTCGCGTTTACACTGATACTCTTTGTATCGCCCGTGCTTTACATGGGGTTGACGTTAGCGGAAGTCTCAAGGCGTTATCTGAACGATATAAGATCGGCGCTAAGGGGACCGAGGTTTTAAACGCGCTAGGTAAACGCCGTGCCGATTTCACTGAACAAGAGCTTTCTCAGTACGGCGACTACTGTATTAACGACGTCGAGCTAACCTACAAGCTCTTTAACATTTTTCTACGTAAAGGGTTTCCCAAACAAGAACTACAGTTGATTGACTGTACGTTGCGTATGTTCGTTGAGCCTGTGTTAGATCTGGACATCGGGCTACTCGAACAGCATCTTGAAGATACCAAGGAGCAGAAGGACCAGCTACTTGAGTCGGCAGGTGTGTCTAAAGAAGATCTCATGTCTAACCCGAAGTTTGCCGCAGTGCTTGAGGGGTTAGATGTAGAACCTCCCATGAAAGTTAGCACGACCACAGGTAAAGAAACTTACGCGTTCGCTAAGTCTGACGAAGAGTTTAAGGCGTTGTTTGATCATGAGGACGCACGTGTTCAAGCAGTGGTGGCCGCACGGCTGGGTAACAAAAGCACGTTGGAAGAGACACGTACGCAGAGATTTATTGATATAGGTAAACGTGGCATGTTGCCTGTACCTGTGCGCTACTACGCCGCACACACCGGACGCTGGGGTGGTGACGACAAGATCAACATGCAGAACCTTCCAAGCCGTGGACCAAATGGTAAGAAGCTAAAGAAAAGTATTCTAGCTCCCGAAGGGTTCACTTTGATCGATGCAGACAGCGCACAGATAGAAGCCCGTGTGCTGGCGTGGCTAGCAGAACAGGATGATTTGACGACGGCATTCGATGCAGGAGAAGACGTTTATGTAAAGATGGCTTCTCGTATTTACGGTTGCGACGAAGCGGACGTTACTAAAGACCAACGGTTTGTTGGTAAGACCACCATTCTTGGCGCTGGTTACGGGATGGGCGCGGTCAAGTTTCAAGCACAACTTAAGAACTTTGGGTTTGAGGTAGATCTTGACGAGGCGCGGCGCATCATAAATATCTACCGTGAATCTAACTGGAAGATCAATCATCTGTGGCGCAACTGTCAGAACATGGTGAGGCACATGGTCAACGGTGACAGCGTTCAAGTCGGTAAGGCAGGGGTGCTGGAAACGTTGGGATCGGAACGTGCGGTAAAATTACCATCGGGATTACTACTGCGTTATAACAACTTATCAGCAGAACAAACCGAGAACGGTGTCGAATATATCTACGAGACTCGACGTGGCTGGACTCGTATCTACGGTGGGAAAGCTACTGAGAATTTATGCCAAGCGATAGCGCGTTGTATAATTGGCGAGCAGATGTTACAAATTAACAAGAGATACCGCGTTGTGCTAACAGTCCACGACTCGATTGTGGCGTGTGTACGCGACGAAGAGGTAGATCAAGCACAGGCATACATAGAAGATTGTATGCGTCAGGTTCCAGTGTGGGCGACAGGATTACCCATCGATTGCGAGAGTGGTACAGGTAAGTCGTACGGGGATTGTGAGTGAGCATAGCACCGTGGTCATTTAGTAAAGCAAAGGCATTTGAACAGTGCCCCAAACAGTTTTACCACGAAAAGATTCTCAAGGAATATCCGTTCGTTGAGACTGAAGCTATTCGTTACGGCAATGCGTTTCACACAGCTGCAGAAAAATACATTCGAGACGGCACCCCGCTCCCTAAAATGTTTGACTATGCCCAAGCGATGCTTGATTCACTCAATGCTAAGAAAGGCGTAAAGCTGTGTGAAGAAAGACTAGGAATAACTGAAAACTTGTTACCGTGTAGTTTTTACGCAAAAGACGTCTGGTACAGAGGTATCGCTGACCTGTTGATTATTAACGAAGAAGATAGGTTGGCATGGGTGATCGACTACAAGACAGGCAAAAGCGCGAAGTACGCCGACAAGGGACAGCTAGAGTTGATGGCGTTGTTGGTGTTCGCACACTACCCCGACATAAAGTATGTACGTGCTGGGTTGTTGTTCGTCGTGAGCAATGACTTAGTAAAAGATAGCTACGCCGATTCTGATGCGAGTGTGTTGTGGACTAAATGGACAAACGTTTATTCCATAATGAAGATGGCTGAGAAACGTAATGTATGGAATGCTCGACCTAGTGGGTTATGTAAACGCCACTGTCCAGTAACAGTATGTGTACACAACGGGAGTAACTAGATGTCACGCAACTACAAAAAGGAATATCGCCTACAGAAGGCACGGGGTGAACACAAAGATCGTATGGAACGACAGCGTGCTCGCCGTAAGATGGACAAGACGGGTAAAGATGCTAACAAGAATGGTAAGGCTGATAAGCGCGAAGGTAAGGATGTAGCGCATAGCAAACCGCTGTCACGTGGCGGGTCTAACAGCGATGGCGTGTCTGTACAAAACCGGAGTCGTAACCGTGCAGGTGGCGGTCGTCTGAGTCGCGGTCCAAAAAAGAATAAGTGACATGCAGATATTAGATAACAAGGCGCTCTTACTACGCCTACGTAATCCAAACAAAGTAACAACGACTGTGCAAAAGAGTCAGGAACTATCAGACAACCAAGTCGTTGTTAACTGGGGTGTAGACGAAGCACACACTCTTAAGAATCTAAATATTAATGTGCCATCACCTATTGAAGGACGTTACAACTGGCCCGGCCAGCACAAGCCATACAACCATCAGAAGTCAACAGCGGCTTTTCTTACGATGAACCGGCGAGCTTTCTGTTTTAACGAGCAAGGTACGGGCAAGACTGCTTCAGCTATCTGGGCGTCAGACTTCTTGATGACGCAAAAGCAAATACAACGGGTGCTTATAATATGCCCGCTATCTATCATGGATAGTGCGTGGCGTAATGACTTGTTTAGTTTTGCGATGCATCGCACGGTGTCAGTCGCCTACGGTAGTAAACAGAAACGCAAGAAGATCATTGACGAGGGTTCTGAATACGTCATCATCAACTACGACGGCGTAGAGATTGTCCTCGACGATATCATTTGTGGTGGATTTGACTGCATCATTGTTGACGAAGCAACGCACTATAAAAATCCACAGACCAAGCGATGGAAGACTCTGTTCAAACTGCTGAACGAAAAGACATGGCTTTGGATGATGACAGGTACACCCGCCGCACAGTCCCCTCTTGATGCTTATGGGCTAGCTAAAATGGTGAACCCCACAAACGTGCCGCGATTCTTTAGCTCGTTTCGTGACATGGTGATGCACAAGATTACGCAGTTCAAATGGATACCAAGGGATAACGCCACACAGATTGTGTACGAAGCACTGCAACCAGCTATACGGTTTACTAAGGAAGAGTGTCTTGACTTACCTGAGATGGTATACACCAAACGTGAAGTAGAACTGACACGTCAACAAAACAAGTATTACAACGACCTCAAACAGAGGCTTGTCATACAAGCCGCAGGTGAAGAGATCACCGCCGCTAACGCCGCTATCAATATGAATAAGCTCCTACAGATCTCATCAGGTGCTGTCTACACCGATGATGGAGAGGCACTGGAGTTTGATATCAAACATCGCTACAAGGTATTGCGAGAAGTAATAGATGAGAGCAGTAAGAAGGTGCTGGTGTTTGTACCGTTCAGACATGCAATCGATATCTTGACAAGCAAACTTAAAGCAGACGGTATAACGACTGAGGTAATACGTGGTGACGTGTCAGCACATAACCGCACAGCTATCTTCAAACGATTCCAGCATGAAGCCAATCCACGTGTACTCGTGATTCAACCGCAGTCAGCGGCACACGGTGTCACCTTAACAGCCGCAAACACAGTGGTGTGGTGGGGGCCAACTAGCTCCCTCGAAACCTACGCACAAGCTAACGCTCGCGTACACCGATCAGGACAAGACCACAAATGCACTGTGGTGCAGTTGCAAGGATCACCTGTAGAAAAACGTGTTTACTCATTGTTAGATAGTAGAATAGACGTACACACAAAAATGATTGATTTATACAAAGAATTGCTTGACTAGCTCATCATGTGTAAGTAGAGTGAAAACCCCGACACTTGTGTCGTGTGCGAAGGAGACTCAAATGAGTGAGAAAGCAGGGTTAGCTGAGAAGCTAACACGTGTTTATTTAAAGATCCGCGACGAGAAAGCCAAGCTATCTGCGGAGTATAAAGAGAAGGAGTCTAGACTTAACCAGCAGATGGATAAGGTAAAGACTGCTCTTCTTGATTACTGCAAAGAGCAAGGCGTCGAAAGCGTAAAGACTTCTGAGGGACTCTTTTACCGCTCAGTTAAAACAAGGTACTGGACTAGCGACTGGGAGCAAATGCACAAGTTTGTGCTTGAGCATAGTGTTCCTGAGTTTATGGAAAAGCGCCTTAACCAGACTAATGTAAAAGCATTCCTCGAAGAAAACCCCGACGTCGTACCGAAAGGTCTCAATGTCGATTCTGAATACACTATATCTGTGAGGAAAAAGTCATGATGATGCGTGGTCCATTTGTGCCAATCGAAGATGTGTCTAAGCACTTCTCTGTATCCATATCCACAATCAGAGGCTGGGTGCGTAAGGGATATATCCCCAAAAACACCTATATAAAAGTAGGTAACACCTATCGTTTCTCCATTCCCGATGTATCTGAAGCGTTAACTAGTCAGCACGAAGACCTTGTTTCGTTTAACGAAGCGGGGGGTAGAAACATGGTAGCGTCGATGGCGGATGAGATGGAAGCCCAAGCAGAGTTTGGTATTCCTGACGATCATTGGTCTAAACAAATTACCGCTGACGAAGATCTCTGATGGATCGAGTTAGTTTAAGCGGAGGTGTATTTCGTATCATCGAAAGTGGAAGACAGGTAGCTACGGTGGAAAACGCAATGAAATTTGTTGTGATAGACGCCGCTAAGGTATCTCGTTCTTACTACGCCGGTGTGTTCGATCCCAACACTCCATCACCACCCACGTGCTGGTCAGCAGACACTACTCAGCCGTCACCCGATGTACCTGTTCAAAACAGGCAAGCATCTCGGTGTATGGACTGCCCTCAAAATATTAAGGGGTCAGGCCAAGCTGGTGGACGTGCATGTCGATTTGCACAG